TCAGCCGATCGCGAACCAAGGGCCGCCCGACGCTCCGATGTCGACGAAAGCGTTGGCGGTCGCCCCGAGCGAAGCGGGGTTCGTCAAGCCGGTGTTGGAGGTGCAGGCGAGTCTCGGTAGAAGGTTGTTGATGACCGAGTAGGGCTGTCCGCCCCGGATCGTCGGCATCGTCGTCGAAACGGCGATCACGAGGCCGACGTAGTACACCTTCGAGGTGGGGATCGTCAGAGGCGTTCCCCAGTTTGACACTTTGGCGGCCGGGCCTGTCCAGGCCGCAGCAGAGTCGGAGCTTTTGCCGAGCACGGTGCGGTCTGTTGGGTCGACGATGCACGTCCACGAGTTCGTCAGGCCCGACGAGTTGGTGGTGCCGACCGCGAACTGGATGTTGGTGACGATCTCGCCCGCGTACAGCATCGGCCCAGCCCAAAGGGTCAGCACACCCGACGTGTTCGTCCACTCTTGCGACTGGTTCATGGCACGCGGGAAGTTCTCGGCGTAGTAGCCGGTCAGCATCCAACCTGCGGCTGTGTCTGCGGCCCGCGACTGCATTTGCAGATCCACGTCGCCCTGGGTGGAGCGTGCGGCCGACAGGTTGATCCCGAGGCCAGGGGACGACATCCGAAGCTCTGCCCGGTTGTCGACGACGATCGAGCCGACCTTGGTTTGCATTAGCCGACCTGGGCGTAGACGATCGTCGACTGGGCGTTGATTGCCGCTGCCGTCGAGGGCAGCGAGGTCGTCAGGCCCGTTGTCGACACCCCCGCCGTGACAGGCAGGATCGCAGCGGGGCCGGTGACGGCGGTGCCGCCTCCGGCGAAGCAGGCGAGCGACGGCAGCGTCGTCGAGACGGTAATCATCATCGCGACATAGTGGAAGCCGTCATAGGTCGTCGTGAACGGGGCCGTCAGCGGGAACGTCTGCAAAGAGTTCGCGGCCCAGGCGGTCGTGGTGCCGTCCGCCGTCGTCGCAAGCAGGTTCAGGGCCGAGTCGTAGATTCCGAAGAGCTGATGGGTGGGGCCGTTCGCCGCCGTCGTGCCGGAAACAAAGCCGATGTTGCTGAGGATCGCGCCCTTCGGGAACATGATCGACTGCATTTGCAGCCGTCCCGAGGAGAGAAGCCCGTTGTTGTCGGCGCAGGGAAGCTGGCGCGGCATCGTCGTGAACTGGATGCCCGACGGGGCGAAGTTCGCGGCATTCGGGGCCGACAGCGTGAGGGCAACGTCACCCAGGGCCGATTTGACCCCGAAGAACGAGACGCCGCTTCCGGCGACGAACGAAATCTCGTTCCTGTTGTCGACGAAGAACTGGGAGACGCGGGTTTGCATGGCGGCCTTTAGGGGGCGAGGAAGAAGCGAATCCAGCCGAAGACCGGCAAGGTGACCGAGGTCAGGCCGAGCTTGACGCCCGGCGTGATCGTGGAAAGGATCGGCTCTGCGTTCGACCCCCATTCGGAGATCGGCACCCCGGCGACAAGAGGCAGCGCCCCCGTCAGGGCGGTCGGGCCGGTGCCCTCCTGCAACGTGACGGTCGCGACCCCTGTGGCGGCCAGGTAAATGCCGACGACGTGGCAGCGCATGCCGGTGCCGATCGTCGCGGCCAGCACGAGGTCGAGCTGCCCGGCGGCACCCTGGGTGATCGCCTGCTGGGTGATCGTCCGGTTGTATGAAGTCTCGGGCATGGCTGTCAGTGTTCCCTTCGTGTCGGACGGACTAGATGCGAGGCTTGATCCGCCGCCGCGTCAGGGGTTTCGTCATGTCGGGCGACAGCCGCATTTCGCGCAGCTTGTTGACCCACGAGGCTGTCGTTTCGAGGTCGGTGGGGGCGGGGAACGGCGATCCGCCCCCACCTCCCCCGGAGGTTGCGTTGCGCCGAAACAGCAGCAGCAGGGTCATCCGCCGCCACCCTGGCCTGACCGCCGTTTCGCCGGGTTGACGACCCGGGCGGAGCCTGTGCGGACGGCGTTCGCCAACCGGCCCGGGGCGGCGCTCACAACGCCGAGGTGAACGGTGGAAACGGTGAGGGAGCCGGACGCGTTGGTGGCCGTGATCCGCACCCTGACGTTGTCGCCGATGTCGGCCGTTTTGCATTGGTAGGACGACGACGTTTCGCCGGACACGTTCGCGAAGGAAAGGTTGCCGAGCGTGTCTGTTTGCCACTGGTAGGTGTAGCCGGTCGGCGAGCCTGTCCATTCGCCGATGTTCGTGACCGTCATCGTTTGCCCCACCTGGGCGGAGCCGCCGATCACCGGCAGCGTGATGTTCGTGGGAGCCGCTGAGGCGGACGGGGTGCCCGCCAACCATTGCACCATGTCGAGGTCGAAGGTCTGGTCGGTCGTCGTGTTCCAGACGGCCGGGACGCCGTTCGACGGTGCCCCCAGCATCAGCCGGAAAACACCGACGGTCGGGTTGTAACGGTGTTTCGCCAGGTTCTGCTGTCCGTTGTCAAGCTCGCCGATCCAGACGACCTGTCCCGCCGTGACCGCGAACGGGGCGATCACGTTGGACGAGTAGCGGCCTGCGGGCGACCCGGCCGTGAAGTTCAACGGGGCTGCTTTGCCGAGCAGGGCGCCGCCGTTGGACGGGTCGGTGCCGGAGCCGTTGTCGTTCCAGACGGCCATCACCACCGTTTCGGTGCCCGACACCGTGTTGTCGGGTTCCCGGTAGGTTTCGATCCTCGTGACAGTGCCCGAGTTCGTGACCACGCAGCGGTAGCAACGCTGCGAGTTCGGCGAAGAGCCGTTCACCTGGGTGCCGGTGACGACGTAGGAGCCGCCCAGCCAGCCGACCGGGACGGTGTCGAAGTTGCCGGTCGCCCCCGACAGGGTCGTGGCCGAAACGGTGCCGGGAACGCCGGAGACGTTGCCTGCCGCGTCGAACGCCGCCACCGTGTAGGTGTAGGTGGTGGATGGCTGAAGCGGCTGATCCTGATATGAGTTCGTGGCGGGGGTGGCGACGAGGTTGGAGTCGCGGTAGACGTTGTAGCCGGTGACTCCGACCGCGTCCGTGGAGGCCGTCCAGGTCAGGTTGATCTGGGTGTCGGAAATCGCCTGCACCGTCAGGTTCGTCGGTGTCGTCGGGGCCGTCACGTCAGCTCCTGACGACAGCGTCGTCGTCCCCGCCGAGGACGAGAAGGCTGAGGTGTTGCCTGCGGCGTCGTAGGCGGCGACGGTGTAGGTGTAGGCCGTCGAGGCCGCGAGGCCGGTGTCGGTGTAGATCGGGCTGTTGGCGGTGATGTTCGCGACCTGGACGCCGCCCCGTTTGACGAGGTAGCCGGTGACGGCCACGTTGTCGGTCGAGGTCGTCCAGGTGAGTCGGATCGAGGAGGCCGACAGGGCGGTGGCACCAAGACCGGCGGGGACGGTGGGGGCGGACACGTCGCCGCCGCCGCCGTTGATGTTCAGCTTCGCCTGGGCTGCGGCTTTCGTGGTGCGCCGCCACGCTCCGGCGTAGTAGATAATCATTTGCTTCGAGATCGTGGAGCCGCCCGTGTAGATCCCCATTTCCGTGTAGAGCGAGACGTTGTGGACGGAGGGGCTGTCGGTGTAAGGCATCGTCGGCAGGTTGAGCTGCTGCCAGTCGGGGGTGCCGTTGCCGAAGTTGGACGGGGGCGCTCCGGTGCGGTCGATCCAGACCTTGCGGTAGCCGTCGTTCCCTTCCGAGAACTTGATTTCTTGCAGGATCGAAACCCAGGTGTCGAAGACGACAGCACCGATCCGCTGGGCTGCCGCATGGTCGTCGAGGAAGGTGCCCCAGCCTTGGCCGGGGGTGCCTTTGCCGGTCATCATGCGGACGCAGAAGTTGTATCCGGCGCCGTCGTTTCGGACGGTGATCGCGTGCGGGGCCACACCCAGGCTCGCCTGGTTGTAGAGGGAGGCGGGATGGTGCAGCTCCCAGATCAGGGTGTTGTCGCCAAGGGGGCTGTCGCCCGAAGGGAGACGGAAGGCCTTGGCGAAAAAGTAGGTTTGTCCTCCTGATTCGCCGGTTCCGTAGTTGGCGCAAAGGCAGCGCACCGTGTTGTTGTTCGACCAGATGTCGCCCGGGTGGCATTCGATGTAGCCGGAGCGCGTGTAGTCCTTGTAAAGCGGGCTGTTGACGACCTGATGCTGGTGGGAGTCGTGCTCTTCGACGCCCGAGAACTTCGTGAACGCGGTCGAGCCGACGGCTTCGCCTTCCCAGTCGAGATCCCAGTTGGTTTCACCGGCCACTCAGATCGCCTCCCCTTGCGTGACTTTGAACACCTGTTCGACAGAGCGGTGGGGGAGGTCGGTGACTTTGATGAGGGTGACGCCGACGGCTTTGACCGACACTTTGGTTGTGCGCACGGTCGGGCCTGCCGTCGAGATGTGGCCGTCGTTGTTGATCTCCCATTTCGTGACCGGCTCGTTGGCGTCGTACCAGCGAATGTGCATCGTTTCGGCGTGAATCAGTTGCGGTGTCTGCGAACCCATTTCTCTCCTCCTATCGAGTGCTGACGAGTGTGACTTTGGCACCGGCCGTCAGGGTCGAGATGCCGCCGCCAACGTCGTCCGCTGCCATCGTCGCGTTCTGAATCCGAAGCCCCAGGTAGCCGGGGGCGGTGATGACGGCGTCGGAGCCGAAGCCGACAAGCCCCCACGCGCCTGCTGCTGGTTTGCGCCAGGCGTAAACGGTTGTCCCGATCGCCTGAATCCCGACCGCGTCCCCGTTCGACAGCACCTGGGAGCCGGAGGCGACGGTCGCGGTGACGGAACCCAGTTCTACCCGGTCGATCGACCATGCGCCGCCAGCGGTGTTCCAGACGAGCACGTAGGCGGTGGGCGAGCCTGTCGCGTTCGTCTCCCTGATCCGCAGCCGCAAACCCTCGCCGGAAAGACCAATCGTGCGCACGGTGGCGTACATTTCGCAGTCGGCATCGGCGACCAGCGTCTTCCACTGGGCGGCGTTCTGGTTCGCGTTGTTTGTGCCCATCACGGCACCCTGGGAGATCACGAGGGCGCTGTTCCCGTAGGCAGGGTTTGTCCAGCGGGACAGGTCGGATGAGAAGTCCTCGAAAATGGGGGTGGTGGGGAAAGGCATCAGCCGACCCCAAGCAGAAGCTGCCGGGGCATGCTGACTGTTGGCACGACGACGGTGCCGCCGCCGAAATCGTCTGCTCGTCCTGGCGACGACAGGGGTGACGCTTCGATCCCGATGAACCCGGCCGCCGTGATCCGGGTGCCGGTCGAATCGGTCTGGTCGGAGCCGACTTGCGCCCAGGAGGAGCCGTTGTAATACCAGCCGCGACAGGTGACGGTCGCGCCGGAGCCGACCACCTCGAAACCGATTTTGTCGCCCGCCGAAACCTCCTGGGTGCCGAGCGAACCGAGCAGCGCCCCGGCGTCGGAAGTGAACTTGTAGATGTCCCAGGTGTCGTTTGCGGCCCCGGTGACTCCCACGTAGTCGAGCACGTACCCGGCCATCGAGCCGGAGGCCGGGGAGGCAACCCTGGCCCACAGGGCGAAGTCGGAGCCGTTCCCGGGCAGGGTCGAGATCGTCAGGAAAACCTCGGTGTCTGGGCCGAAGGTCGGCGTCGTCCAATACATGTGGTTCGTGTTGTTGCCCGCTGTTTTCGCGGCAACGGTGTTGGAGACACGACGCAACGGGTTTTTGCCGGTGCGGATCGGCCCCGTCCAGTTGCCTCCCTCCGAGAGCGGGTCTTCGTCGGTGCCGGTGAACGACGTCAGGACGGACGTTGTCGGGAAGGCCATTTAGGCCTGCTTCCACTCGACCCCGTCGTCGGGCCTCAGCTCGATCCGTTCGCCGCTGTCGAGGTCGACTTCGGCGACATGCTCGATCGTTTCTTCGCTGCGCCCGTGAACGATCCTGGTGTCGCCCGGGCTGAACCCTTCGGCGTAAACGGGGGTGTCTCCGTCGGCGGTGCGCAAAATGTAGTCGGGCGGCACCTCTTCGACGAAGTGGACGGGAACCCCGTTTTCGTACAGGGGCTGCGCGGTGTGGGTGACGACGCGTTCGGAAACGACGCGGCCGGAAACCCATTTGCCGCCCTGCTTGACTTTGATTTTCTCCCCCACGTCGAGGAAGTCACCGGGTGCGGGCATCAAACCTCCAAGTAGACGAGGGAGACGTTGGAGTTCGACCCGGCCCCGGTTGTTGCGGCAAGCCCTTCGCCCGCCACCGTTTCCCAGCCGATCCCGACGGGCGAAAAGCCGATCCCCCACGGTTGCGCGGCCGTCGGCGTGAACAACTGTGAGATCGCGGATCCGGCCCCGGCGGGCTTCGAGTTGAACGTGAACGTCGACGCTGTTCCGGCCGACGACACCGAGAACAAAAGCGGCCTGATTTTCTTCGAGGTGACGGCGGCCACGACGGAGCCGTCGGTCGTGGAGGCGGCAATCGACGCTTTCGCGAACTTGGGTGTCAAGGCTGTAAACGCGTTCATAATCACGTCGGTCGCGAGGGCCGCGCCCAACGCGTCTGTGGTGCGGGCCGCGCCCGGCATCAGCGAGACGTTGACGAGGAGGCCGTTGGTGGCGTCTCCGGGGATGAGCTGGCCGCCGCCCGAAGCAGACCCGACCAACCCGACGACGGCGCGGGTGTCGGTGCCGCCGCCCGTGTCCATGTCGCCGGTTGTCAGCTCCGTGTCGACGGTGACGGTGCCGGTGACGCGGGTGACATCAACGTCGAGGCCGTTGGCGGCGTCTGCGGGGACGATCGAGTCGGAGCCGTCGATCCCGACCGAGATCACCTGGATGTGTTCGCCCGACGCGTTCGTCCTCGTCGACACGTTTTTTTGCGCGTCGTTGAAGTCTTTGATCGGAACTACGGAGTCGGCCATCGCGCCGTCAGGTTCGCATGGGGGCCGGACGGACTAGGAGGGCGGCTGGGCGCCCGGAGGCGGCCCCGGCGGCGGCGCTTGGGCCTGCTGCGGGAACGGCGGCGGCAACCCCGGCATCCCCTGGCCTGAAGCTGGGCCGCCCTGGGAGCCGAAGCCGCCTTGCAGGCCCGGGGCTGTTGTGCCCGGGGTTTGCTGCTGTTTGACGGCGGCGTCGTGTTCGGCGATGTGCTCGTCGATCGCCCTGACAACATCGGCCGCTTCGGGGATCAGGATGTAGTGGGTGCGGGCGATCGTGTGCTCTTCCTTGTGGATCGCGTGGTCGTCCGTTTCGTTCACGTGGACGGCGGCGCCCTTGCCGAGCATCATGTTTTCGAGGTCGGCAAGCTGGCGTTGGACGTCGCCGGGCGTGTCCGGCAGAGGCAGCGGCTTCCCTGCTTTGATCGAGTTGTACAGCCATTCGCGCGGCAAAGCCTGCCCGCCCGCGATGCAACGGTCGTAAATGTCGAAGACTTTTTGGATTTCGGCCGCCTGGTTTCGGGGGGCGGGGGCGCCGGTGCCGACGGACACGTAGACGTCGGAGGGCATTTTGGAAGCGTTGAAGATGAACGCGTCCGTGACCCCGGTTTCGCCCGAGAGGACGATCATCTTGTCGGTCGGCCAGTAGGTGCGCATGTCGTCCAACGTGAACTTGGCGAGCCAGGCGACGTTGATCCGGTTCTGCTTCATAATCTGGCCGATCCGCTTGTCGTCCTGCTCCGCCAGCAAAGCCATCCCCGAGTAGGGGGAGCCTGCTCCGGGGGAGTTGCCGAGCGTGACTTGGCCGACGCCCATGACTTTGTCGAGGTCGGAGTCGTGCATCGCGATGTCCTGGGCCATCCAGGGGCCGGGGCCGACGCCGGTTGTTTCGGTCGGGATTTCGGCGCCGGGGCGGACGGCGATGAAGTCGAAAATCTTGCCGCCTTTCAACTGCTCCACCTGGATCGAGCCGGGACGGCCGTACACCCTACCGAGGCCAGCCCGGTCTTTCATTTCGATGTACTGGGAGCGGGAACGGTTGCGCTGCCGTTGCGGCCCGATCCCGGGTTCGACAAGTCCGATCGGCCAGAAGCGTTCCGGCACGATGTTGTATTTGAAGAACCGCATCCCGATGTGGGGTTCGCCGGAAATGATGTAGGGGAGCCTGTCTTCGACATGGAGGATCTTCTGGGAGGCGAAGGTGACGGTTTGGCCGCGCGGATGTTTGCGCGACGGCATCTCGTAGCCCGTGTAGACAACGGCGTGGCCTCGCAGGCGCCCGGTGGTGCCGGAGGTGCCGTCGGAGTCGGTGACGACGTCACGCAAGCCCAGCATGTCGACGGCCGCCAGGTTCTGTTCGGAGATCCCTTCTGCTTTGTCGCCGAACACGTCCTTCAGCTTTTGGATCGGGACGGGGCGTTCGACGATCAGCCAGGGGAAGTCTCTTTCGTGGTTGATCCCGGGGGGCGGCAGCAGGTTTTGGGGTGACAGCACGCGCCACTGGCAGCGGCCTCGCACAGGACGAAAGTCGATCTTGCCTTGGAAGGCGTTGTTGTCCATGTACTTCGCCCGCTCGCCCGGGTCGAGGATTGGTTTGCCGTCGACGTAGGGGACGGACTCGGCGATCATGGGGCCGGAGGTGGCGTCCCAGCCGGGCATGATGGCGGAAAGGCCGAACGAGCACATGCGCAGGATCGCATCGTAGATTTGCGAGTCGGCTTCAAGCTCTTCGTCCCAGCAGTATTCGAGGCCTCCGTTCGCGGCCCGGGCGAACGCCTGTGCTTCTTCGCCGTCGGAGCGGAAGAACAGCCTTGGCATCAGGTCGTCGGAAACGAACTTGCCGACGTTCGTCATCAGGTAGGAGGTGAGCACGTTGACGGTGTGGCGCTCCCGATCCTGCGGGTTGGGTTCCGAGACGATCCGCCTTTCGCGCTTGCTCCACCCGACCCATTGTTTGTTGGCGATGAACGCCTGGCAGAGCGCCCACACGGGTTCGTAGCGTTTGCGGTCGCGCTGGGCTTGTTCGCGCCGATCCTCCCACACGCCTATTTCGGAGGTTGACTCGGACGGCCCGCCGCCGTAGGCCGGATCCTGAAAGTAGGAGGGGACGACGCTGCTCATTGCCTCAGCGGGAACACCTCGTCAAGGAACATTTGTTCGTCGGCGTCGACGATGTCGGTTTCGGGTTCGAACGGCGTCGGCTCCGCCATCTCGAACATCGGCTTTTCCGCCAACACCATGATCCGGTCGAGCAGGCGGGCGCGTTCGTCCGCCCAGAGGCGCCGCTCCTCCTGAAAGCGACGCTCCTGGGCGGCCAGCAGCTCAAGGGCTTTGCTGGTGCGCATCAGACGGAAAGCTGCTCCGCGAGCCATTCGATCGACAACGGGTTCCCTGCCGTGAGCGACTGCCGGTACTGGTCAAGCACCTGGTAGTGGCGCTTGGTGACTTCGTCGTCGTTCAGACGCGGGAACGTTTTGTCTTCGCCGTAGGCGAGGTCGTGCGCTTCGGCCTCCGCTTTCGCGGCCGCTTCGGCGTCCTTTTCGGCCTGCTGGGCTGCTTCGTATTCGGCTTTCGCGGCCTCGTTCACGAACTCGGGTTCCGCTGCCTTTTTCGCTGGTGCCATTTGTTGCCTCCTAGAGGAACGGGGTTGTGCGGCGAACCTGTCGTCTGATCGGTGGATAGGGTGTCCGGGGGGCCATGTTTCCTTGCGGGGCTTGCATCGGCTGCCCCGCCCTTTTCAACGCCTGCCCGAGCTGGGCGATCGGCGACAGGCCACGGTAGGCCTGCGAGTTCATGGAACGGGACGCGTTTCGGGCAACCACGTTCGGCGCCACCCGCTGCCCCAGGAAGTTGCCGCGCTGGGCGAGCATGGCGAGGCCGCCGGATCCTCCCCCGGCCCGCAGGTTGCGACGGTAGGTGCCGTTGGCGGCATCCGACAGCATCAGCCGAACACGCCCCCGGACACTTCGACTCCCGTCAGGTTGACGGCCGGGGTGTTGGCGGTCGGCAGCAGCCCGTGCTCCTGAAGTTCGGCGACCGTCACCGTTTTCTTCGACAGGAGGCCGCGCAACTCGGCGATCTCGCCGTTCAACTGGGAGTTGATCCCGAGCACGTCGTCGTGCATGCTGCGGTCGACCATCAGCCCGGACATTCTCGCGACCTGGACGGCGCAGCCGGGGTTCTCTTCGATCCCGACGCACACGTACACCCAGGTGTCGACGATCTGGGAGCCGGTCGGCGTCCAAAACTGGACGCGGGGGACGTTGCAGTCGATGAACGGCCCTGTTTGGCGCCCGCACAGGAAGCAGCCGCTGGGAGATCGTTCTGCGTGTTCGACATAGCGGATCTGGGGCACGTGCTTCAAACCTCCAATAGGTCGTAGCCGTCGGCGGAGAACTGGCCTGCCTGGGCGCGTTCCATTCGGTCACGAAGGTACACGGCCCTTCGGCTGTTGAAGTCGTCTTCTGCTTCGTCGTCGTCCATGTCGGGTTCGATCGCTGCGGGCGGCCTCGACATGACGACGTAGCGCAACGCGTCGGAGGCGTCGTCGTTGCGTTTTTCGACATCGTCGGAGTTCTCTTTGAAACGAAGGTTTGGCAGCTCTTTGATGAGGTTCGTGCAGGTCGAGAAAATCCTGAGCTGGGGCACCCCTTCGATTTCCCTGGCGAGCATCTCTTCGATCCGGTTCCAGCCGCCAAGACGGTCGTTGTCGGCCGGGCTTGGGTAGACGCCGTAGTCCATCAGCTCGTAGGCCGGGGAAGACATGCCGCCCCGTTCGGCAAAAATGGACGGGTCGGCCCAGGTGACGGTGGGCTGCACGTTCAAAATGTCTCGCACCTCAAGGATCCGTTTGGCGTGGAAGGAGGCGGGGCGTTCGCGCATGTAGTGCTCGCCGAAAACGACGTAGCGTTCGAGGTCGTCGATCGCAACCCAGAGGGTGACGAACGGATGCTGGTAGCCGTAGTCGACGCCTTCCAACACCTCCCACCAGTTCGGCACCGTGAACGGGTCGATCACATGCCGGGTGCGATCCCAGATTTTGAAGCGTTTGCCGCCGAAAGCGCCCCATTCGCCCATCACCATCCGTTTGAAATACTCGGGGTTCTGCTTTTCGGTGCGGATCCGCGATTGGAAGTAGCGTTCGTCGAGGTTTTCGCGGTTGTCGTACAGGGTGCAATGGACATAGCGGGTTTGCTCGAACTTGGCTGACAGCTCCGGGTCGATGAACCGCTGGTAGACCCAGTGGTCGGTCGGCCCCGGGTTCGCCGCCATCACGATCTTTCCCGGCCCCCTGGGGTCGGACAGGCGGCCGAGCAGCTCTTCGTACAGTTCGGCCCATTCGTCTCCGTCCAGCTCTTCGACCTGGTCGATGAACATGGCGTTGAGCGACAGGTTGCGCAGCTTGGCGCGGCCCTCTTCGGCTGATTCGAGGTTGCGGAACATGATTTCCGCCCCGTTCTTCAGAATCGCCGTTTTTTCCGCCACCTTGTACTGTTTGATGAGATAGGGGGGCAGGGCGGGAGGCATGGCGCCTTCGCCGTTCATCATCACTTTCATGGTGGAGTCGATCAGCTCCGGGTAGGTTTTGCGGAGGACGGCGTAGCGGCCGCCGTACTCCCAGGCCCAGGCGACGATCTGGCGGCAGCAAGCCTGGGTTTTGCCTGCCCGGATCGAACCGTCGAAGAGGATTTCTTCGGCTTCGGGGTCTTTGCAGGCCCGGTGGAACTCGGCCTGGCGAATGTTGGGCACCGACGTGTCGGTGACGCGGATCAGGCGGCGGCCGTCGTCCTGTTCTTCGCGGATCAGGATTTCAGGCAGCGGTGGCCTCTGGCACGAACGCTGCTGTTTCGAACCTGACCGTGACAGGCATCGCGGCGGTGGCGG